CTCGAGGCGGAAGCCACCGAAGTCATAGCCGACGATCCCGCCGAAATCGTAACCGGCCTTGGTCTTCAGCACGCCGGCGTTGCCCACGCCGGTCAGGTTGAAGATGTTCTCCGCCTTCACGGCGCCGGCATCAGCCTCGACGTACCACTGGTCGTCGCGGGCAAGAGCCGGAGTGGCGAGGGCCGTGCCGGCCAGAGCCAGTCCAAGAACAAGTTTACGCATCGTGATTCCCCTTTGTGCCGGACGCCGTCGGCCTCCGGAAAAGTCTGTTCCAACGCCACCGCTCAGGCGCGCTGCATTCCGCCCCGGCCAGGAAAATGCCCAGCCGGAGCGCCACGAGAAACCTCATGTGCCGCACAAACCGGCCGTCTCCGGAATGGTTCCCGACTCAGGCCGGGAAGACACCCCACTGTTGCAGCGCAGCAACTAGCGCCCGCCACGCCTGGCGCGCCTCGGCGTCGATGACGGTCCCGCCACTGGGCGGCGCTGGCAGGTCCGGAGCCCGCCAGGTCCCGGCGATGCAGTGCCGGACCTGCCGACGCGACCGGTCAAGCAGCTGGAACCCGTCACCGGGCACGACGAACAGCCATTGTCCGCCCTGTCGCAGCGCGATCTGCCCGGCGCAACCGGTCCAGTCGCCGGTCGGTGCCGGACCGACCAGCCAGGCCGTGCCATCGACCGGGTTCGGCGGTGGGGTCTGAGCCTCGCCCTCGATCGCGCAATGGAGCGTGCCGTCCAGCACCGCCAGGGCCTGGTTGACGAACACCTCCTTCTGCGCCTGTCCGGCGAACAGCAGCGGCAGCGCAAAGCGCGCTGTGGCACCATCAAGGCGCAACGGATCGACCATGGGGACAGCTCCTTCAGTCCAGATAGATCAACAAGGTCGGCCATGAGGGCCCGGCGGCGCCAAGCTGGCGCACCTGCAGCGGGGCGCCGCGCCATGGCCCGCGCAGTTGCCGCACCGTCTCGGCGGACAGGGTGAGCGCGGGAGCGCCAACCTCCCAGCGGGCCAGCGGCACCGCGCCCGCGCCGAGTTCGACGGCATAGCGCTCGGCCTCCTCGTGCAACGGCACGTCGGCCTCGTCGGCCCAGCGCCATGCCCCGCGCGCCCGTCGGGTCCAGCTGAGCGCCAAGGCACCATCGGCCAGCGCCCGTGCGCGCGGATGGACCGGTGCCAGCGGCCGGGCGCCAATCCCGCGCAAGGCCACGGCGCTGGTCACCGGCTCGGGATCAACCAGGCCGATCGCGGCGATGCGGTCGGCGGTTGCGGCCAGCGTCCCGTCGAGCACGAGGAGGCTGTCATCGAGCAGGACAAAGCGCTCGCCGACGGCATGGCCGGCCGCCGCGGCTTCAGTGCCACCCCGGCCGCGCAGCAGTCCGCTCAGCTGCCAGCGCCCCGCCCCAAGCGGTTCGGCGCGCGCAAACTGGATGATCTCGTCGCCCAGCAGTGCGCGGTTGGCACCCTGGGCAAGGCGCACGCCGGTCGCCTCAGCGAGGACCGTATCAGGCCCCAGCAAGGCCACGGTCACCTGCGAGGCACGATCGGGCAGCAGGCTGGATGCGGGCGGCAGGGCATCGACGGCCGTGCCAAGGGTGGCCGGCCGGCGCCCGCTCGACCCGATCAGCTCAAGCCCGCCGTCGCGATCGACCGCATAGAGCGCCGCGCCGCTCCACCCGGCCGCGGCCGAAGCCGCGGCGACATAGAGGCTGCCCGCTGCGCGGCCCGCCGGGCCTTCCCACGGCAGTTCGAAGGCGGCGAGGGTGGTGGGGCCGGCAGCCTGATCGCGCGCGAGCGCCCCGCGGCCCGGATCGGCCCCGCCGTCCGGCGCGTCGAGCGCTGCGGCCAGGGCCGGGTCTGGCAGCCGCGAAAGGGTCAGCTCCACGCCCGCAGCCTGCCACTCCCACTCGGCCACGCGCCAGAGGCCGGGCTCCCCGGGCACGCGCGCGATGGCGCCGGGCATCAGCTGTGGATCGATCACCGCGGTGCGCCAGACCAGCGACCGGGCCGCCCAGACCTCGCGCTGGGCCGCCGCCGCGACCCATTGCCGGGCCACCGGCGCGGCCATGGCGAGCGGGGCCGACAGGACTCCCGGCTGACCCGCGCCGGGCTGCCGCGGCGCCCGCTGCAACCCGGCCTGATAGTCACGCTCGACGTCGTGGTACTGCAGCGCGCCGAGCGGCACCACGGCGGCCCCGCCCTGCCGGCGCACGACGGCAGCGCTCCCGCCCAGCCCGCCCCATCCCTGCCCGCCCTCTTCCTGCCGACCGGCGCCCGGCGCCGCCGCTTCCGGCAGAGGCCGAGCCGCGCCCGGTGCGGAGCGCAGACGCAGCGGATCGGTGGTGACGTCGCAGGCATAGGGGACGAGCCGCCCGAGCAGGCCAAGCAGTTCGGCGGCAGGCCCCTCCTGCATCAGTCCGGCGAGCCCGGTCAGCGGCACGGCCGGCGCCGGGGGAGCGGACGGCTCGTCGACCAGCAGGGACAGATCGAGCGCGGTCTCGGGGCCGAACACCTCGAAGCTCAGGGCCGGCAGACGGTTGCCGAAATCGCCGAGCGGGAGGTCCTCGAACACCACATAGGCGAGCCCGCGGAAGGCCGGGCAGGCGTCCGGATCCTCCGCCGCGGCGATCAGCGGATCGGGCAGCTGGTCGCCATGACCGGCGTGGAACCGCAGCTGACCGCCCGCCTTGAGATCGCCCGCCGCCCCGCGCAGCAGGCTGCCATCGGCCCAGATCCGCCCCAGCCCGGCCAGCGGCCGGCTGCTCAGCGCCACGGCAAAGGAAGCCGCATAGCTGAAGGTGGTCTGCGCCGGGCGCCCCTTGCCGCCGCCGTGCGTCGCACGCGTTTCCCTGAGATCGGCGGCCCAGATGATGCTCCCGCCCACCCGCATCCGCCCGAAGCAGCGCGGAACCGGCTCGCCATAGCCCGAGGTGGTCAGCGCCAGATCGCGCAGGCGCGGCCCCTCGCGGGTCCCACCGGACAGTACGGCACCATCGACCTGGCGACCGACCAGGGCGCCGAGTGCGGCGCCGACCGGCCCGCCCACCACCTGCCCGAGCGCCGAGAAGATCACGGTGGCCATCGTTGCTTGCCTTTCGCTGGCGCGGAGAGAGGGGGGTGGAAGACCGCGCGGCCGGTCAACCGGGGGCCAGGCGCCAGCGCGCCAGGGGCCCGGTCGGGGCGGCGAGGGGATCGGGTCCCAGCGGGGTCCGCACCACCCGGCGCAGCCCGGCATGGGCTTCGATCAGGGCCTTGGCCTCAGGGTCCACCATGGCCAGGTGCCACTGTCCCGGGCCGGGGCGCAGCAGCCAGACCTCGCCGGGCGTGGGCGGGCCGTCGGCAGCGCGGAACCCGTGACGCGCCGCCCAGACGTCCGGCGCCCCGGGCAGGGCCCCGCGCCAGGCATAGCCCCGCGGGAGGTCGACGGCGCGGCCGCTGCGCAGCAGCGCCACCGCGACCACGCCGATGCAATCGAGCCCGCTGGCCGGATCGCGCCCGTGCAGGCGGAAGCGGCAACCGACCAGCTCCGCCGCGGCCCGCGCCACGGCCAGTCCGGCGCTCATCCCGCTGCGCCGCTGCGCAGGACAAAGTCATTGCCCGGCAGGCTGGGTTCGCCGCGGAAGTTCACCGCATTGCCGAACCGTCCGGCACAGGTCGCGATGGACCCGTCGCAGCCCTCGCGCAGGCGCACGGCCGTGCCGGACGGGACAGTGACGTCGAGCGGCCGGTCGAGCACCAGCAGCGCGCCCTGCACCGCGGCAATGCCGCTGCGACAGCCGGCCAGCGGTCCGTCCAGCCAGCATAGCCGCCCGCCGACATGGCCGGGCTGCGCCGCACCCGCGGTCACCCGCACGGCGCCGCCATCGGGCGTGCTGCCAAGAACCAGCACACGGGTTTCGAACCGGGCCGCCGCAAGTCCGCAGGCCGGGCCGCAGAACCGCGCCCGGCACACCGGACTGGTCCGCGGCACCGGATCGCGGTGCAGCGCCGCCTTGGACGATTCGACCGCGGCCTCGAACCGGTCCTGCCCGGCGGTCATCGGACCGATCGTGCCGGCATAGAGCAGGGTGGACTCGCCGCTCTGCCAGTCGACCAGGCCGAACCGCACCGCCGCGCCGTCGAACCGCCCGGCGGCCAGATCGGCCGCCGCCAGCGCGTCATGGGTGAGCGCGCCCTGCAGGTCGGCGCTGTCGGCTTCGAGCCCGGCCGAGCAGCGCAGCGCCGAGGGGATCATGCCCGGGGCGGCCCGGTGCCGCACCCCGTCGAACCACAGGTCGCGGTCGTGGGTGACGAAGCCGATCGTCACACCGTCGCGGCGCAGCACGCGCCAGAAGGTGGCCACGGTTTCCAGCGCCGTGGCGAACCACAGCCGGCTCATCCCTCCTCCCGCAGCGCGATCACCGGCACCGACACCGCCTCGGCGGCGTCGCAACCGTAGCCGGCGATATCGAGACGGTCCTCGGCGAACCGCACCGGCACGTCGAACAGGAACCCGGCGCGCACCTCGGCGCCGGACGGCGGAGGCGCGGCGAAGCGGATCGTCCCGCCGGGCTCGAGGCTCCAGCCGGTGGTCCGCACGGCGCCGGCCAGGCTCACCCGGACCGATCCCGCCACGGGCCGGGTGATCCGCCGCACCTGCGGATCGCCATCCGCCGCGCCATAGCGCTTGACCAGCGCGAAGCGGGTGGCGGCGCCATCGCCGGTGCCCAGCCACTGGTCGCCGGCGGTGGGCGTGCCGGTCAACCCGTTCGAGCTGAAATCGGTCGGGTCACGCAGGCGGAAGCCGCGCGCCGCGCCGTGCCGGGCGCGGAAGAATGTCAGCAGGGTGCCGATCTCGGCGGCCGAACGGATCCCGGGGCCGAGGTCGAAGCGCAGCCGGGCATCGCTCCACAGCGCGTTGCGCCGCTCGAAGCCCGAGGCGGTGACGATCACGCTGGTCGCGAACTCGGGACTGACCACGGCCTCGCGGCCAAGCGCCAGCGGGAAGCTCACATCGTCGAACGCCTGCATGCTGTCCTCCTCGGATGGTGCGGGCAGCCGCACGTAGCCATCGCGGCAGACCTGCGGCAGGGCCCAGACGAAGCGCTCGTGCCCGCCCTCGCCCGCGGCCTCGTCGAGCGCCGCGTCGATCCGGCGCCAGGCGACCAGGTCGCCCGGCACGGTGACGAAACCGGCCAGCACGTCCTGCTGCGCCAGCGGATAGCCCAGCCGCGCGGTGATCGCCGCGCGCGCCGCGGCGCGCGGGCCATCGGCGCCGCTGGTCAGCCAGTCATAGTCCTCCACCTGCAGCCGGTCATAGGCCGGTGCGGCCCAGCCGAGCGGGACATTGGCCCGGGGCGCGGCAGGGGTGGCGGGGTCGAACACGGTCGGTAGGAAGACCAGCAGCAGCACCTCGGCCGGGTCCGGCGCCACAGCCGCGCGCACCGCGTCGCGCAGCCCGGCGGTGGCCTCGGCGAGGATCGCTCCGGCCCGGTCGAGCAGGTCGAGCCGCGCGGCGTCGAGCGGGGCGGCCAGATCGTCGATCACCGGCGGGTTGCCGCCCAGCCGCGCCCGCGCCGCCGCATCGTAAAGGCACGGCCGGCGCGCGGCATCGACCCACCACCACGGCTCGCCGATCTGCACCCGCACCGCCAGGCCGGCCTCGCGCATCAGCCCGGCAAAGGCCGCAGCCACCCGGCGCAGCCAGGCCATCGCCTCCGGCTGCGCCGGGGAGAGCAGCGCCGAGGGCGGCGACCAGCCGGTGCGCGCCGGGCTGCCGTCGGCCGCGCGCTGCTGCCAGGCGACCGGGCAGTGCTGCGCCAGCAGCTCGAACGACAGGGAGAGGATCGGAGCGAAGCCGCGCCGCCGCGCCTCGGCCAGGAACGCGGCGTGCCAGGCCGCCGCCGGCCCAGCCAGCACCGGGCCATGCGGATCGACCAGCACGGCCCCCTCGGCCCCGGCCAGCCGCATGAAGTGGCTCATCCCGACATAGTGCAGCAGGCTGCCGCGATAGCCGAGACCCTCGGCATTGCGCAGCACCCGCTGCGGGGTCAGCGTGCCCTGGTCGTCATAGGCAGTGGCGCAGGCCACGCCGTGTGGCGGCACCACCACGTCGCCGATCTCGAGCATGGCGCGCGCACCGTCGCAGCGGATCTCGCTGAGCTCGGCCCAGCCCTCGACCGGGTCGGGGAGCAGCGCGGTGCTGCCGGCGGCATAGCCGGGCGGGACAAGCGAGACGAACAGCCGGTCGATCGCCGCGGGATCAACCGCTTCGCCGCGCGACCAGCCGGCTTGCAGCGCCGAGAACGGCAGCACGATCCGGGCATCGTCGGGCTGCCCCGCGACCACGTAGTTCCACAGACGCACGTACCAGGTGCGTGCGGCCCCGGCGCCATCCCGGCCCTCGATCGTCAGGGTCGGCCCGTGGGCCTGATCGAGCGGGACGATCCCGCCCGCGCGCCAGCGGAACGACAGGGTCGTGCGGGCATAGTCACGGTCGGTGGCATAGGCCAGCAGCGGATGGTCGTGGCGGTCGGCGCTGTCCCAGATCAGCCCCGCCAGATCGCCCGCGGTGAGGAAGGTCAGGTCGACGCGCAGCGCGTCGGCGGCGGGGACGGTCACTGCGGCCAGCATCGGGCGGGGAAAGTCGACCGTCCAGAAGCGCGGATCGAAGCGCTGGATCCAGTCGTGGTCCTGTCCGCTGCGCGCGCCGGCGAGCCAGAAGGCCATGGGCGTCCCCCTCGCTCAGCTGTCGCGCAGCGCGCGGCGCACCGCGGCGGCGACCTGGCGGCCCGAGCGCTGCAGCGCCTGCGGGGCGTCGCTGCCGGGCGGCGCCTGGATGGTGATCGCCACGCGCACCTCGCGCCCGGCCTCACGCCCGATGGGACCCGGCACGACCCGGCCGACGCTGCCCGGGACGAACAGCTCGGGTCCGCGTTCGCCAACCAGATAGCCCTGCCCCGGCACCACCGGACCGCCGGTGGCCCGGCCCGGCCGGCCGAGCAGTCCGCCCAGCAGATCGATCCCCAGCCCCGCCAGCCCGGTCAGTCCCGCCGCGCCTCCGGACGTCGCGGTCGCGCCCGGCGCAAACAGGCTGGTGGCGGCGCGCTGGGCAATCGTGTCGAGCACGGCCAGGGCCACGCGCTGCAGATCGGCAAAGCCCAGGCTGCCGCGGCGCAGCGCCTGCCCGAGACTGCGTTCCAACAGGCCGCCCGCCGCAGCCAGTCCACTCCCCAGCGTGGTGTCGAAGGTGGCGCGCAGCTGCGCCACGTCGCGGGCAAAGCCCTGGGTATTGGCGCGGACCTCGACCATCAGACTCTCGACCGGATCAGTCATCGTGACGCTCCATCAGCCGTTCGCATTCCGCACGGGTCAGCGCTGGGTCGGCCGCGGCGCCCGGCGGCGCCAGCAGCGGGGCCAGCTCGGCCGGGGTGGCGGCCCAGAACTCGTCGGGACGCCAGCCGAACCAGCGCCCGGCCAGCCCGGCCAGCCTGACCGCGCCGGCGCCGAACGGGCCGGTCATGCCGCCCCCGCCGCGGCGTCTTCGCCCTGGAGGATCGCCGCCAGCAGTGCGCGCAGCGGCGCGGCGGCGGCAGCCAGGCCCATGGCCGCCACCGCCTCGCCCACCGCCTCGCGCGGGATCGTCGCGCGATCGACCAGGCAGTGCCACAGCAGCGCCACGGTCTCGCCCAGCCCGAGCTGTCCGGCCGCGGCGCGTTCGACCAGCGCGAACAGTGGGCCCAGCTCGGCCTCGGCCGCGACCAGCGCGGCGAAGCTGGGACGCAGCAGGCGTGGCACGCCGGCGATCGGCAGTACCGCCTCGCCGCGCAGCGGGTTGGCATCTCCGCGCAGCGGGTTGGGATCGCCGCGCAGCGGGCAAGTCGGGGCGGTCATGCCGGGGTCACCGCGCCGGAGCTTTCAAGCGCCACGGTGTAATTGCGCTCGCCATTGAAATCGCCGGCATACTCGAGGCGCTGTAGCAGGAACCGGCCGCGCAGGCGGGCGCCGTCCTCGAAGCTGAGCTCGTAGTCGGCCAGGGTCCCGGCCAGGGCCACATCGCGCAACTGGGTCTCGGCCGCGCTGCCGAGGAAGATCCCCGCCGCGCTGACCGAGACCTGGCGGATGCCGGCGCCCGAGAGCAGCTCGCGCCAGCCGTTGCTGTCCTTGCTGGTGACCACCACCGTATCGCCGGAGATCGCGAGCTGGGTGGTGCGCAGTCCGGCGACGGTGCGGTAGACGGGCGGGCTGGCGCCGTCGGCGATCTTGAGCAGGAAGGCGGCGCCTTTCTGGGCGGGCATGGCAGTTCTCCTTCGGCAGGGAGGCGCGGGGGACGTGCGAGCGGGCGGTCAGGCCGCAAGCAGGCGGAAGCGGTATTCGGTCAGGATCGCGCGGAGCCGGCCCGGCCGCTGTTCGGTGCGGGCCCGGAGGAAGGCGCTGCTGACCACGACGAAGCCGTCGTGCTGATGCGGCAGCGCGCGCAGCCGGGCCTCGAGCGCGGCGACCAGCGCCGCGGCCGTATCCGGGCGGTCGCCGCGGGCGTGCAGCTCGAAGGCGATCCGCACCTCACGGCCGGGACCGTCCTTGGTGCTCCAGTCGGTGCTGGCGCTGGCGGCGATCGCCAGCCACGGCAGGGCGGCGCGCGCCGGGGCCTCCTCGCTCAGCGTGCTGAGCCCGGCGCCCAGCACGGGGTCGCTGGCGAGCCAGCCGATCAGCGCGGCGCGCAGGGCGGTTTCCATGGCTTCATCCTTGATCGGAGGGCGGGAACAGGTCGGGCCAGAGCCAGTCCGGACGACGCCAGCCATCGCTCGCCCGGCGGGGGCGCGACCGCGTGCGGGCCAGGCCGGCGGCGCGGCGCAGCAGGCGCGCGGCGAGCCGGTCCCAGCCCGCGCCGGGCG